AATCATCACTCACTCTCCTAAATTGTTGTGTCCATTATCAGCAACTTTATAGACATATGTACATTTTAAGGTACAAAAACTGGGACTTTATGGACACTCTGTGCGCCTTTTCAGGATAGTTATCCCACTTTTCTGTTCCTAGAAGAAGTCCCCATCATCCGGAAAGTACGCCTGCGTCTCTTCACCACAACTGTCTTTGATCCGAGAGTAGGCAGACGTAAAGCCCGTCAGTGTGTAAGACTCAATGATCGAATACTCTTGGTTGTCATTGTTCCTAAACGCTAGGCGGATGGTGTCACCCCGCTTCATCTCGTCAATCAAATCCCCGCCACCCTCAATGCTCAATGCAGGTGTAACGGTGTCTTTAAATAACGTGCCTTGAGTATCTAAGATTTCACCCCGGTCTACTCTCAGCTTAAGTTTTATACTGTTCCCAATATCAGAATTCTCATAGTTAACCGTGTCGTAGGCAAACAACAACGGTAAGCCAGAACATTTCCCAACCACAAGGAACTTGGTATAGGACGACTTCTCCACCACGACTGCAACACCGGTATCATTGATCGCCCACCGATCCTTATTAGGCGACTCAGCAGTTGCTCCCGCCGATAAAATCAACACAAACGGTAGTAATAACTTTTTCATACCAATTCTCCTACATTCAAAAGTGCCTTGGCTGTCAAAAAAATAAAAGCGCCTACGATTAACCAATAGATCAAGTCTTCTTTCTGTTCATCATCCATATCGTTTCTCCCAATCATTTGCGGCCAAGAACCGTGAACCGTGAGTAGTGGTCGCAGATCTTTGTTGCCAGTTTTTGGTTTTTGTTGCACCACCATTGTTGGTTTTTGTGCGGTGTTGAGTGGTTACAGGTCTTGCAGTTTTTTGGTATTTCCACGTCTGTTGTCCAGCAGGCATCGAATCGATCGCAGTATTTGCAACTAAAGCTATCCGGCCAGTCGGCTACGCGTGTTTTGTAACCGTTTTTGATGATCATCCGGGCTTTTTCCAGCAGCATTCTTCCGATGTCCGCGTGGTACGGCACCATCTCGACATGATAAGTCGAGGTGTTTTTGTTGTAGGACACCATCATGGCTTCTTCGATTGAGCCTAGTGCCATCATGATTTGCATTTGGCTGTAGTACATTGGGTGGCTGTTTTTGATGCCGCGTGACTTAAACAGGTTCCACTTTTTGTCATTCATGGTTTTGATTTCGAGCAGGATTGCGGGACCTTTTTTGTCTCGTAGTATTCCGTCAGCGTGCGCTCGAAGGTGTCCGCCAAGAGCGAGCCACTCCCACTGTTCTCCCGTCTCGGGGTCTACCTCTCTTACCGCGTAGCCTGCGGCTTTAAGATCCTTTACGATCTCTTCTTCGAGCACATGCCCTAAACGAAATATTCGCAACGCGTTAGGTGGCGGAGGTTTGCCGGGGCCGACATAGGATCGCTCTGGCCCGCGGTCCGTGGCGATTATGGCGTCGTCAAGGCGTTGCAGTGCTTCAATCGCTTTCATCGTCGCGTGCCTCATACTCGGGGGACATTTCGAAGTGTTTTTGCTCGAGAGATATGGCGCATTCCCTACAGATAAGTTCACCCCTGACGTAGGGGTGAAATATTTCTGCGGGGCTCAGGCTTTCGAACCATGCGCCGCAATCGAAGCATTGTTTCAGTGGCTTACTGTTAAAGGCCATCGCGTCGTAGCTCCTTAAATTTTTTGAGATCGTTTACGGCGTCCCACGCGACATGTTCTGGTTGCGCGCGCCGTGACACTTGGTCACAGCGAAAGAGTTGGACGAGGTAGCAGAGTTGCCAGAATGTAGTGTCGTCCATGCCGGGCTCGTCTTCGGAAAAGTTCATTTCAACAAACTCGTCGTTATGTTTATCGTAAGCCATAGGGCCTCCAGTAGGGTAGTACAGCGATTCGATCGTGTTCTTTTTGCCACACAACCTTTTTTTTGCGGATGCCGAGGTTTTTCCTAAGATCTTGAATTATTTCTAGTTTTACTTCCCGAAGTTGATATCCGTCGAGCAGCGTGCCCCAAAAACTTAGGTGGTAAGGCTGTGGCACATCATCGGTTTTTTCGATGAAATACGTAATTTCTCCGTATTTTTCCGAATTAAAGTATTGGGCTTCTTGGTCGTTTATGATCATGATTCCTCCTGCCATTTTTTACGGCTATTAATAGCTGCGTTGTGTAACAGTTCTTCTAAGAAGATAAGGATTTCGTGTTCTTTTTGATCCTTTGGCGCAACCATGATGTCGTGCATTCGATCAATGACGTAGTTTAATTCGACAGTACCCATAATTCCTCCTTGCAGGGGGGTTTAGCCCTGAGACTCTAATATCGCATACCTTAGTATACGTGGTCAACTTTTTTAAGACAAAAAAAACCCGCTCGGGAGGAACGGGGAAAAAAGGATAACATCATGAAATTTAAGGGAGGAACCCTTAGGTTTAATACTGAACCGATTCCTCGCCAGAGTCAACGTCTTCGTTCAAAAACGCGTATATAAAGTGGTCTCTCCATATGCCTTTGATTTTTAAAGACTTTCTAAGCAACCCTTCTCGGACAAACTGGTTTTTTTCTAAAATATTTTGGCTTGCTTTGTTCTCAGGGCACACTAAAGCTTCTATTCTCCTGTATTGCCCGGCATTGATGAACATGTTTAAAAATCTACCTATGGCCGTTGTACCAATTCCAAGTCCTCTGAAAGGCTCTCCGACCCAATACGAAATTCGAAAAGTTTTTTCTGTTCCGCCACGAGGCAGTTGAACGCAGATGGAGCCTACAAACAGTCGTTCTCCTTTTGCGTTTTGTATGCTAAGGGCATAGTCCCATTTGGGATAAGTGGCTTGTGCGGAAATGCGGCTTTGAAAAGATTCGGGACTCAACTCATTTTCATCCCAAAGCGGTTCGTATTCTTGCAGCGTTTCTTTTGATAGAAGCTTTAGAGCCGCCCATTCATCGTAATGTTTGTTTCTTAGGGGCTCTATTTGAAGGTTAGACCACTCTTTGCCCGAATATTGATCAAACAAAAAATCTAAGTACGCCCCATATACGTCATACGGGCATCCAAAGTACGGTTCACTTGATAAGCTTTGCTTCGTTTGCTCTCTGCGCATCACGTTTAGCCTGTAACAATGAATTCCATGCTTCAACAACATCCATAGTAGTCACATCCACTTTGTTCTTGCTGTCCAGTTGTCGCTGGGCTTTTTCTAAAGCTTCTTGTAACCGTTGCTCTATTAACGTTTTCATCCTTTCTCCAGCTCAATTGCTTTCTGTCTTTCTTGCTCACGCATCTCTTTGACTTTTTCCGTGATGTATTCTTGGTCATTGGGAGACAAGTGGTCCAGTTTCCAGTTTTCAAAGATATATCGAAGCTGACCGCTAATGGTTCTAGCTTCTACGTGCGCGATCACAATGATCTCTTCATACACGTCTCTCGGCACTAATATTGACTTCCATTTAGTTGTATCCATACTTCCTCCTAAATTTATTTGTAAGAGTATATAAGATCTAACGCGTATTTCAACCTTCTATCTCTTTGATTTCTCCCCAATTTGGTCCAAGCTCTATGTCACACTTACTTGGAACCGATAAAAGGACCGCGTTAATCATTACGTCTGAAATATTTTTTGCTTCTTCTACGGTGTCTACTGAAAAAACCAATTCATCATGCACTTGCAGCATTGGTGTTATTCCCGCTCGGTACAAATTGACCATAGCCTGCTTTGTCATGTCCGCCGCAGAGGCCTGAATCAAACGGTTCAACGCTTTATAAGTGTATGCCCGGCGTAGTGGCACTGTTGGCCCGTGAGCCGCGATGGCATCTTCTTTTTTCATGGCCTTATGCATGTCGTAGCTGACGGGTTCCCAGAGGTCGAAGCGGCACGCTCTGCCTTTTAGTGAGCGTAGTCTTCCGCTAGATCGGGGGTTTTCTAAGTGTCGCTGTACGGCTTGCATAAGTCCCCTGACGAATGGTACCCGGTTGTGGTATTGCTTTGTTAGAGCTTTAGCTTCATCTACTGATATGTTTAATTGATCGCTAAGCTTGTTGACTCCCATTCCGTAGATCATACCGAGGTTAATAACCTTCGCTTGTTTCCGTGGGATGTCCGCCATTTCGGAAACCATGCTGTGGAAGTCCATGTTTGGATCGTTGTTATAGGCGTTAACAAACTCTTCTACGCCTAAGAAAGGCTGGTTTCGACTATCTCCATAGGCTTTTGCGTAATGCACCAAGATCCGCGGTTCCTGTTGTGAGAAGTCAATGGATGCCCACTGTTTGTTCTCTTCTGGGAGGAACAAGCCGCGAATCATGGGGCCAAACACAGGATCCCGTGCTGGGATCTGTTGAAGGTTTGGGTTGTTCATAGAGATTCTTCCAGAGACTGTCCCGCCGTCGTCTGATCGAATCTGGTTGATGTGGCTGTGGATTCGACCTTCTTTAGTGACGTGCTTGAGTATTGAATCGATAAACGTGCCGCTGGTTTTGTTGATGTTCCGGGCGTGCGCTATCAGTCTCGGAAACTCGTGGTCGTGCGAGGTGATGAAGTCTTTTGTAAAGCTGGGTGCACCTTTTTCTGTTCTTGGGAAAGGTAGTTTAAGCTTTTCAAACGCTCTGGAGATAGATTCCGCTGCCCATATCTCCACCTCAAATCCTGCTAAGTCCTTGATTTTTTTCAAGGTTTCTTTTTCTTCTCGCTTAAGCTGCTGCTTGGTTCGTTCTGCTTTATCTACATCTACCCGAACACCGTTCCATGTCATGTCCACAAGGCACGGCAGAAGAGCCGTTTCAAGCTCCCAGACGGTCATTAAATCTTCTTTGAGCAACAACGTTTTAAAGTGGTTCCAAAGATCCAACGTGATTTCTGCATCTGTTTCCGCGTAAGGCCCGACATACATTGCCGGCAGCTTCCACATCTCGCCTTTGGGATCTACCCCAAAGTCCTGAGCCGCTTCGACCAAGGTTTTTTCGCTTTTTGTTTTGCCCAAGTATTCATAGCACAAGGCGTTTAGGCTGTAGCTAAAGCGATTTTCGTCAAGCAAACTTGCGGTCACCATAGTGTCGATGATACGTCCGTTGACGGTGAACCCCATGCGTTTAATCCAGCCGAGGTCATACTGGGCATTGTGCATGATCTTGTCTGCCGGGCACTCGAATACTTTCTTGAGCCACTTGTTGACGATCCGTTCATCCAGATTGCCCCCACCTAAGTGTCGAATGGGCAGATAACACTTCCACCCATCTACCGCTACGGCGTAGCCGACTACATGCCCGTCTCCCCGAGCCCAGCCGGGTCCGTGTACCTTTAGGTTAGGGTCCTTGGTTTCAACGTCAATGGCGATTTGCGAGGCACCCGTGATGTCCGGCAAGTCCGCAGGCGGAACCCACTCGGATTTTGATGGGAACATCGCCATCTGAAGTCTTCCGGTCATGATAATTTCCTTTCTCTACCGATGGTTTTTTCAAAAAGTTTGCAGACTCTACAATACCAACCAACCCTGACTTTTTCCTCAGCGTTGATGACTTCTTCGGCTTTGTGGTGGCATTTAGAGCAAAGCACCTGCCGTAAGTTTTTCTGGTCTTGCATGGCTTCCCACCTTTCTCTTTGTTCTTTATTCATAAGTCGTATGCCCTTGAGTAATCATCCGGTTCAAAAATAAAGAGGTTTTGTTTTGCACGTGTTACCCCTACATAAAAAACGCGATGAAGATCATCGCTCATCCCTTCCATAGCGGAATTAGATAGGTCCGTGAGCAGCGCTACGTTGTCCGCTTCTCCGCCTTTTGTGCCGTGGATCGTGGACAGTTTAATCCGGGGCGTGGCGTTAAACTTTTCGCCACGTCGGAGTAGTGCCGTGATATAGGCTCTGTCCATGTCGCTTATTTTGTCCATGGCCTCGCTCCAGATCATGTCTTTTGTGGCCAACAATCCGTAATGATTTTGCAGTGACTCGAGAGTGAAAAGCTCGTCGTCTGGTGCTTTAATGGTTTTTTTACCTCGGGCGATTCGGACTCCGTTCCCGGACATAAGCGAGTAGATTGCTTGCGCGGTGTGTAGCGTGACGGCCTGTCCTTTACGCATTCTTTCCCACCCGTTAACGGCTTCGGTCAGTTTGTCAGAAATAGACCGATGTCCGTTGCGTTCGTATAGGTAGCCCATTGACCGCAAGTCCTGTGTGATTGGGCTGAGCATGTAGTTCGCTTGAGCCATTATGAGCCACGAGCCGTGGGCCATGTCGAGTTGATTCATTGTAGACACCCGGGACACTGATCCGCGTTCGGCTCTAGGGGTATATTTTTTAGGGTATCGTTTGAGAATTCTGGATGTGATCCGCTCTGCTAGCTCGTGTACTTCCAAGGGTATTCGATAGGATGTTTCGAGCACCTCAGCACCGCAGTCTAGGTCGATGAAGTAATCGGGGTCAGCCCCTGCCCATCGGTAGATGGCTTGGTCGTCATCGCCAGCGCAGTACAT